AAACGAGAAGAAAAATGATGAAAATGAGAAAAATTAGATTATTTTAGATATTTTCACAACTATAGTTGTATAATATTTAAGAAAAATAATTATTAAAAAGAGAGAAAAAGTAAAAAAAATAATAAAATATTGAAAATTTGAGTAAAAATTAGCTAAAAACGCCTAAAAAAGTTATTTTTAGACAAAAACCAAAAAAAAATCGCAACCGTCTATACCTATTTTACATACTTTAGTTGTATAATTTACCACTTATTACCACTTATTACCACTTATTATTATATTATTACTATTTTTATTATATTATTACGCGCGAGAAGAATACAACTAATATATGTAAATCACTTATAGCTAACTTAAAAAAATTTTTGTCTATTTTATCAAAGCTATTTTATCAAAACAGAGAAAGGAAAATAATATGGATGAAGTGACTGATTTTTTGTATAAGTATGTGTTAAATAATAATCCTTATATTCACGAAGAAGATATAAATAATTTTGTTGCGTTAAATAGTCATGATTTACAAATAACTTTTAAAAATGGGATTACAGAAATATATGACACATTTACTAATACTTGTAAAAGAGTTTTGAATTTAGAGGATTCTAATAAAACTGATAAAATTTTAAAAAATAATTTCAAAAGAACACTACAAATAAAAATGTCCGCAAAGTGGATAGATCAAGATGAATTAGCAAGACGAATAGGAACTAGTCAACAAATGGTTAGTAAATATTTAACCGGAAAATCTGTTCCAGGTTATTTAATGTTACATAAAATCGCAAACGCGCTAGATTGCAACATAAATGATTTTTATAAATGAAATTTTTCTCTCTTTTTTCTTCGCGTAAAAAACATGCTCTTTAATAGAGAGAAAGAGAATATAAAAGCTGTTCGTGCTTCATGCACAATCTCTTTTATATTTTTCATAAAAGAGAACGAGGTTGATAATATATGGGTAAACTTGAAAATAAATTTCAGTCTAATTTAAAAAAAGAATTAAAATCTAGATATGATGGATGTATTGTGACTAAATTAGATGCTAATGATATTCAGGGAATTCCTGACTTATTAATTTTATATAAAAATAAATGGGCTACATTAGAATGTAAAAAAAATGAAAAATCATCTCATCAACCAAATCAAGATTATTATGTGAAAAAAATGAATAATATGTCTTACTCTAATTTTATTTATCCTGAAAATAAAGAAATAATTTTAAACGACCTTGATAACATATTTAAAAATTAAACATATTTTTAAGAAAGGAGACAACAATGGTATTTAATAATCATAAAAATTTAGAAGGACTTCATGCTCCTTTTGGAGCTAGTAAATATGCATGGCTTAGATATGATGATAATAAAGTATTAGATGTTTATACAAATTTAAAAGCAGCGGAATATGGAACACGTTTGCATGCTTGGGCAAAAGAAACAATCGATTTAAAAATAAAACAACCACGTTCTACTAAAACTATATATTCGTATGTAAATGATGCAATTGGTTTTAATATGAATACTGAAGTTGTATTATTTTATTCTCCATATTTTTTTGGAACAGCTGATTCAATATCTTTCAAAAAGAATTTTTTAAGAATTCATGATTTAAAATCAGGAAAAATTCCAGCTAATATGGAACAATTATTTATTTACGTTGCTTTATTTTGTTTGGAATATAAAATTAAACCGGCTGAAATTCAAATTGAATGTAGAATATATCAGAACGATGATATTTTAATTGCTAATCCAACAGTTGAAGATATCGTACCAATTATGGATAAGATTGTACATATTAACAATTTATTGGAAAATGTGGAAGGGAGGATCTAAATATGAATTATAAAGATAACGATATACTTTCATATCTTGGTTCTGCGGAATTAACAGATGAAGAATTTTTAGAACATTATGGTATGCCTAGAAGATCTGGTCGTTATCCATGGGGTTCTGGTGAAGATCCATATCAAAGTAGAAATGATTTTTTAGGTAGAGTTGATCAATTAAAAAAGAAAGGTTGGACTGAAACACCGGAAAATATTAAAAAAGAGTTTGGGTTAACAACTTCTCAATATCGTATTGAAAAATCTTTAGCCAACGATGAAAGAAAATCATTAGAAATAGCCAGAGCCAAGTCATTAAAACAAGATGGTCTTAATAATAGTGAAATTGGACGTCAAATGGGGGTTAACGAATCAACTGTTAGAGGTTGGTTTGCCCAAGAAGAAAAAGCTAGATATAATCAAGCAAAAGAAACTGCGAAATTTTTAAAAAATCAAGTAGATTCTAAGAAAATGATTGATGTTGGTAAAAATACAGAATTTGGTTTAAATATTTCTAGAGAAAAACTGGATACTGCTTTATATTTACTTGAGAGAGAAGGATATCATGTTTATGGTGGTAGAGTTCCTCAACCAACAAATAAAAATCAGATGACAACTTTAAAAGTATTAGCTGCTCCGGATGTTCAACACAAAGAAATATTTGATTACGATAAAATTAACACGATTGAAGAATATATTTCTAGAGATAATGGAAAGAGTTATGAAAAAAAATTTCATTATCCTGCTAGTTTAGATTCAAAAAGAGTTAAAATATTATTAAAAAATGAAGTGGGACCAGATGGTCTAACTGGAGAACAACAAGATGGAGTTATTCAACTTCGTAGAGGAGTTCCTGATTTAGATTTAGGTGGTTCTAAATATGCACAAGTTCGTATATTAGTTGATGGTAATAAATATTTAAAAGGTATGGCGGTATATTCCGATAATATGCCCGATGGAGTAGATGTTATATTTAATTCTAATAAAAATAATCGAGAAGATGCATATAAGAAAATAAAAAATGATCCAGAAAATCCATTTGGTTCAGCAATTAAGGATGCTGATCAAGGCGGACAATATTGGTATACCGATCCTAAAACTGGTAAGAAAAAATTAGGACTTATAAATAAAAGAGCAGATGAAGGAGATTGGACTGAATGGGCCGATACATTACCTTCACAATTTTTATCTAAGCAAGCTAAACCATTAATAAAAAAACAATTAGATTTAGCTAAGGCTAATAAACAAGCGGAATATGATGAGATAATGTCTTTAGAAAACCCTACTATTAAAAAATATTATTTACAGAAATTTGCTGATAGTGCCGATTCTGCGGCTGTAGATTTAAAAGCTGCAGCATTACCAGGACAAAAATATCATGTTATTATTCCTATTAATAGTTTAAAAGATAATGAGATATATGCTCCTCAATATACTCCAGGAACAAAAGTTGCTTTAGTTCGGTATCCTCATGGTGGAACATTTGAAATACCAATACTTACAGTTACAGATAAGAATTCACAAGGTAAAAAAGTTATTGGTAGCACTAGTATAGATGCTGTAGGTATTACAAAAAAAGTTGCAGATCGTTTATCTGGTGCTGATTTTGATGGTGATACCGTTATGGTTATACCTACTCATGACAAAAAGGGTAAAGTTAAAATATCTTCTCAACCAGAATTACAAGGACTTAAAGGATTTGATTCTAAATCATATCAATATGATGAAAAGAAAATTGATAAGAATGGAGTTGAACATTATTATCGTAATGGTAGAGAATTTAAAGTTATGAAAAATACAAATACTCAAATGGGAGTAATTTCTAATTTAATAACTGATATGACATTACAAGGAGCAAGTAATGATGAAATAGCTAGAGCCGTTAGACATTCAATGGTTGTCATCGATGCTGAAAAACATAAGTTAGATTATAAACAAAGTTATATAGAAAATAATATTGCAACCTTACAAAAAAGATATCAACCAAAAATGGATGCCGATGGTAATATTGTTCGTGGTGGTGGAGCCTCAACAATAATATCCAAAGCAAAAGGTCAAGTCCCGGTTATAAAAAGAAAAGGTCAAGCTAAAATTAACATTAAAGGTAAATCTTGGTACGACCCTTCAAAACCCGAAGGTTCTTTATTATATACTCCTGCTGATGATAAAGATATTTACTATGCATTAGATAAATATGATTCTAAAACTGGTAAAAAAACTTTATATACAACGGATGGAAAAACTATTTCTTATGATCCAAAAGTAAAGAAGGAAGCTGAAAAATATACCCCCATAATGAAAAAAGATAATAAAGGGGCGGTATATTTTACTAATAAAGACGGTACAATTAACTATAAGTATGGGGTTCGTACAGTTACTAGTACCAACATGGCTGAGACTGATAATGCTATGACATTAGTTTCTAAATTCAGACATCCAAAAGAAATTTTGTATGCAGAGTATGCTAATAGTATGAAGGATTTAGCTAATAAAGCTAGAAAATCTATGGTAGAGACTGGTAATCTTAGGAGTGATCCTCAAGCAAAGAAAATTTATGCAAAAGAAGTATCATCATTAGAAGCTAAACTTAATGAAGCATTAAAGAATGCACCTAAAGAACGTTTAGCAGTAAGATTAACTGCTGCTGAAATATCAAGAAGAAGAAAAGAAGACCCATCGATGACATCTGAAGATATTAGGAAACTTTCTCAACGTACTCAAGCTAAATTTCGGGAAGAAGTTGGATCTGTTACACGAAAGAATCGTTCAATAAAGATTACTGATAAAGAATGGGAAGCTATTCAAGCTGGAGCTATTTCAGAGAATAAATTAAAGATGATTTTGTCTAATTCGGATCCAGATATTCTTAGAGAAAAAGCTATGCCTAAAACTAATAAGTCTGCTATATCTAATAGTCAAATAGCTAGAATGAAAGCTATGAGTAATTCTAACTTTACAATTCAACAGATTGCAGAAAAGATGAATCTTTCACCATCTGTTGTATCAAAATATTTGAAAGGAGTTGTTTAGTATGAAAAAAGTATCAATTACAACAATTGATAATCCTTATGATCCATTAACAGACTTTGATCATTGGTTTCAGTTTGATACCGAAAAAGGTTATTATACAAGTTCAACAATTGCTAGATTAACTCATTTAAGAGATGATATGACAGAACTTGAAGAACTTGAAGAAGTTGAACGAGCAATTGATAGACTAATTGAAATTGATCCATTAGATATCTATATCAAAGTAACTCAATATGATTCAAATGAACAGAGGGGGGACACTTAAAAAACACCCCCTCCCTGATAT